AGCCAGGGCAACGAACAGCGGCGGCGGCAGCTTGCAGCAGGAAGGACCGATACGATTTTAACGAGTCCGCTGGGCGCCTCCGGCAGCCCGCAGACTCAGCGCAAAACCCTTTTGGGACAATAAAACCAGAGAGGGCACAAGATGCCTGAAAACGAAAGACCCATATCACGATATGAACGCCGGCTAAAGGCCCTGGAGCAGGAAGCCAATACCTGGGTTCCGCATTGGCAGCAGCTTTCCGATTATCTACTTCCGCGCAAGGGGCGCTTTCTTGGTGATCAGCCAAACGACGGGGACAGGCGCAACAGAAATATTATCGACGGGACCGCCACGCGGGCGCTGCGCACGCTTGCAGCCGGGATGCAGGGCGGGCTGACCTCCCCGGCCCGCCCCTGGTTCCGCCTTGGGCTGCAGGACAAAGACTTAATGGAGTTCGGCCCGGTCAAGCAATGGCTGCATATCGTGCGCGAGCGCATGCTGGCCATGTTCTCCGGCTCCAACTTCTACAACGTGGTCCATTCCCTGTACCAGGAGCTTGGCGGATTCGGGACCGGGGCCATGATTGTTGAGGCAGACGAACAAAGCGGGCTGCGGTGCCGGCCGTTTACAATTGGCGAGTATTACTTGGCCCTGGACTCTACCTACCGGGTCAACACGATTTACAGAAAACTGTGGATGACAGTGGCTCAGCTTGTCGGGAAGTTCGGCTTGGAGAAGGTAAGCCGCCACGTAAAAGACGCTTACGACAGGGGTAATTACGATCTGTGGATCGAGGTGGTGCATTTAGTCGAGCCCCGCGAGCTATCCGAGCGCACGCCAGGGGCCCGGGATAACCAGAACATGCCCTTTAAGTCCGTTTATTACGAGCGCGGCAGGCAGGAGTCGGAAAACGCAGGCGAGCTTTTGCGCGAATCGGGTTATGTGCAGTTTCCCGTCATGGCACCCAGGTGGGATGTGACCGGCGTTGAGATATACGGCAGGTGCCCGGGCATGGACGCGCTGGGCGATATCAAGATGCTGCAAAAGATGCAGGAAAAGGGGTTAAAGGCCCTGGATAAAGTGGTGGACCCGCCCATGGGCGCGGCAACTGAGTTAAAGACACAAAAGAAATCCACGGTGCCCGGCGGTATTACATATTTTGATTCGGCCGGCCAGGGGCAACAGGGTTTTGCCCCGCTCTACCAGATAAACCCGGATTTTAACGCCCTGGAGTTTAAGCTGCAGCGGGTGCAGGACGCCATTCACCAGAACTTTTTTACAGACCTGTTCTTAATGCTGGCCAATTCGGACAAGCAAATGACCGCAACAGAGGTGGCAGAACGTCACGACGAAAAACTGCTCATGCTCGGCCCGGTGCTCGAACGCTTGCAGGCGGAAATGCTGGACCCGTTAATCGACCGGGTATTTTATATCATGATGGACAACGGGCAAATCCCGAAGCCGCCCCAGGAGCTTGAAGGCCAGCCCTTAGAAGTTGAGTATATCAGCCTGCTTGCCCAGGCCCAGAAGATGGTGGGCACAACCGCAGTCGAGCAGCTGGGCGCATTTGTGGGCAATCTCACGGCTGTTTATCAGGATGCCAGCGACAAGTTTGACGCAGACGAGGCAATTAATCAATACGCCGAAATGCTGGGCGTGCCGCCTGAGCTTATCAGGTCAGACGAGGACGTTATGCGCATCCGCCAGGCCCGCCGCCGCGAACTGGAAGAACAAAAGCGCATGGAGCAGGCCCAGGAAATAGCCCAGGGGGCAAAGACATTAAGTGAAGCCGAAGTGGGCAACAACAGTGCCCTGGATGTTTTGGTGGGAGGCATGGGCGGACAGAGAGGATAACAATGGCAAACGCAAAGCCGGAGCCATACCTGGAGCAGGGCCCCGAGGCCCTGGAGGACAAGCGGCAAAAAGATGAATGGATCGAGCGCAAACAGGAGCTTGACGATGTGCGCGAGATTCTGGCCACGGCTGCCGGGATTCGGCTTTTCAGGCGGATACTTGCCAAGGGCCGGGTGTTTGGCACCACGTATACAGGCAATGCCAACGGATATTTTTTGGAAGGACAGCGCAACCTGGCGCTGGTGTTTTTAAGGGATGTGTTTGATGCGGCGCCGGCCAAGGTGCCGGAAATATTAACACCGGAAGACCAAAACGAAGGAGATGAAGAAAATGGCTGAAGAATCAACCATCCTCACGGGACAGGGTAACACCGGAACCGGTGAAGGAGCAGGAGAAGGCGAAGGCGCCGGCAATGCTGCCGGCAATCAGGGCGAAGGCCAGGAGCAGGGCCAAGGCGGCCAGGCTGCTGGTGAAGGCCAGGGTGCTGCTGCTGGCGAGGGTGAAGGCGGCGGCGAAGGCTCCGGAGAAGGTGAAGGCCAGGGCGAAGGCCAAGGCGAGGGAGAAGGAGAAGGCGAACAAGGCGCCCCTGAAACCTACGAAGACTTCACCCTGCCCGAGGGCATGGAGCTTGACCCGGAATCCTCCGAGCAGTTCAAGGCAACTGCCAAGGAGATGAACCTGACCCAGGAGCAGGCACAAAAACTGGTGGACCTGCAGGGCCAGGTCATGGCCAAGCAGCAGGAGCAGTTGGCCCAGACCGTGGAGCAGTGGAAAGAGGACGTGAAAAACGATCCGGAAATCGGCGGGCCGAACATGGAAAAAAGCGTGCAGGAGGCGCAAAAGGCCCTGGCCGCCTACGGAACCGATGGACTCAAGGACATGCTCAACCAGTCGGGCCTGGGCAATCACCCGGAAGTGGTCAAGTTCTTTGCCAAAGTCGGCCGGACTTTGAAAGAGGACACTGCGGAAGACGGAGCGGCCGGCAAGGGCAACGAGGACAAAACCCTGGCAGAAGCCCTGTACGGATAACCAAAACCAAGCAAACATATAAGGAGTTATAAAAAATGGCAACTCTCGGAAACAACGTGTTTACCCTGTCTGATCTGGCCAAGCGGCTTGACCCCCAGGGCAAGGTCGCCAAGATCGTTGAGGCGTTAAACGAAACCAATGAGATCCTCGATGACATGATGTGGCGGGAAGGCAACCTGCCTACAGGTCATCGCACCACCATTCGTACCGGCCTGCCCGGTGTGACCTGGCGCGTGCTTAACTACGGCGTTCAGCCCTCCACCTCCAAGACCAAGCAGGTCACCGATGCCTGCGGTATGCTGGCCGGCATTTCGGAAATTGATAAGGCCCTGGTGGATCTTGACAACAACACCGCAGAGCTTCGGGCCTCAGAGGACCGGACCTTTCTGGAGTCAATGAACCAGGAACTGGCAAAAACCCTGTTTTACGGGGATACCAGGGATTACCCCGAGCGGTTTGTGGGCCTTGCCCCGCGCTTTAGCGACCCGACCGCAGACGTGGGTGAAAACATGCTCAACGGCGGCGGGACCGGCTCGGACAATACCAGCGTGTGGCTGGTGGTCTGGGGTGATCAGTCCAGCTACGGCATTATCCCCAAGGGGTCCAAGGCCGGCTGGCAGCACAAGGACTACGGCGAGGTCATGCTGGAAGATGACAGCGGCGGCAAGTATCCGGGCTATCGCTCCTGGTTCCAGTGGGACGCGGGGCTGACGGTCAAGGACTGGCGCTATGTCGTCCGGATCTGCAACATCGACGTAAGCGCCCTGACCAAGGACGCCTCTGCCGGTGCGGACCTGATTGATCTTATGGTCCAGGCCCTTGAAATGCCTCCGGGGCTCAAGGCCGGACGGCCGGCATTTTATTGCAATAAGACCATCAGGAGTTTCCTGCGCCGGCAGATCCGCAACGACGGCAACGTCAACCTGACCCTGGACAACGTGGAAGGAAAGCGCGTGCTGGCCTTTGACGAGGTCCCGGTCCGCAGGTGTGACCAGATCCTCAACACCGAGGCCGCAATCACCGGCTTCTAAAAACCGTAAATCCTTGCCCCGGAGGTAAGCCAAGCACTCCGGGGCATTAAACCAAAAAAGGAGCATTTGACATGATACTCGATAAAGAACTCCAGTTTTGCGAAAACCAGGCGGTTACCGCAAACGCTGCTTCCACAAACGCCATTGACTTCAAGTCCGCTGGCGTGGGCCGGGGCGAGCCGGTGCAGATTTCCGTGGTTATCACCGAGGCGTTTAACAACCTGACCGACCTGACCGTTTCCATCCAGGGGTCCTCGGATGACGGGGATACCGATGCCTACGCGGATGTGATCTCAAGCCCCGCCGTGCCGCTGGCCGCCCTGGTGGACGGCTATGAGTTTGTCCTTACCGTGCTGCCTGAAAAATTGGAACGCTATGGCCGGCTGTATTTTACAGTCAACGGCACCGCGCCGACCACCGGGCAGATCACGGCAAACGTGGTGGCAGACCGCCAGACCAACTACTAAATCAGGCCAGGCAAAAGCCTGAGAAAGGAAGGTGAATACGATGAAGTATTATAAAGCGCTCAAGCCATGTACGTTGCCGGGCACCCAGCGATACGTGGAAGAAGGCGAGGAAGTGCCTGAAACCCAGATCAAACTGGCCAAGGGGCAGAAAATGCCAAAACACCTGGTCCCGGCAAAGGCCAGGCCCAAGGCCGGCACAAGCGCGGCAAAGCAAACCGCCGGCCAGGGGCCGGGCCCGGGTGACTCGCGGGATAACTCCGGCAGCGGGCAGGCGGACCAGGAAAAAGAGTCGGATCACTCCCGGCCCGATGACCTGGACAAAAAAGAGTAGGCCCTTCACCTCCCGAAGGCGGCAGGGGGTGGTGAGCCGCCGGCTTTGCCATCCCCTGCCTTTTCAAAAGGAACACGGACATGGCCCTGACCTCCATTAAAATCTGCAACATGGCCCTTTCGCATCTTGGGATTCCAAGGATTTCATCTTTTGACGAATCCACCAAGGCCGCACAGGAGTGTGATCTGCATTACGACAATGTGCGGGATGCAACACTGCGGGCCTTCCCCTGGAATTTTGCCAGAAAGGTTATAGCCCTTCCCCTGCTGGCCGATGAAAACCCGCCGGATTACGAATACGCCTACGCTTATCCAGCAGACTGTACCCTTGCCCTGGAGCTTTACGTGGGCATAGTAAAACAGCCGGTTTGGGAAGTAAGGGCGCAAACCCTTTGCCCCGGGCGCATGATCGTAACCGACCACGAGGATGCAACCCTGATCTATACCGCCCGGATTGCGGACCCGACCTATTACGAGGCTATGTTTGCAAAAGCCTTTTCCTATCACCTGGCATCAGAGCTTGCACAACCCCTAACCAAAACCCTGCGGCTGCAGGAGGCCATGTATCAGATTTATGAGCGAGTGCTTGCCCATGCCCGGGCGGCAAATGCAAACGAGGGTTGGGCAGACGATAGCTTTCATTCCGATATGCTGGAGGCGCGGACCTAATGGCATTTGCAAACCAGCCATCTTTTACCGGCGGCGAATTGTCCCCTGCTCTTTACGGCCGGGTGGATCTGGCCAAGTATCATACCGGATGCAGGACGCTTAAAAACATGCTGGTCCATCCCCACGGCGGGGTAAGCAACCGGCCCGGGACTATGTTTGTCGGTGAGGTGAAAAACTCAAATGTCCGCCACCGGCTGGTGCCGTTTGAGTTCTCCGTCTCACAGGCATACGCCCTGGAATTCGGCGGCCAGACCATGCGGGTGATCTATGACGGTGGGCTGGTGATTGACTCAGGCACCGGCAGCATTTTCGAGATTGCAACGCCATACCTGGAAGCAGACCTGCCCCGGCTGAAGTTCACGCAAAGCGCGGACGTACTGATCATTACCCACCAGGACTATGAGCCGCGCAAGCTGTCCCGGCTGGCGCACGATGACTGGACCATAGAGATTATTGACTTCACCCCGGATGTGCCGGCACCGGAAAACCTGAGCGTTAAAAATTTAACGGAATA